CTTGTTGCTGCATTTAAAGATTCTATATCCGTATGTGACGATGATATGAATCCAAATTCAGTTATCTGTGCTGAACTACTGATAGTACCAGTAGGTGTAGCAGCTCCAGAACCTGTATCAATAGTTATACTAAATGTAGATGCATCTCCTTTAGTGAAGGTGATTACATTATTACTTACTGATGCTGAGTTAATTAAACTTCCAGTACTCGCTGATCCTCCACTACCTGAAGGTAAAGTAACTGTATTACCGTTTTCAATAGAAAGTTCGTAACCATTTAAAGATAGAGACTGGTTAGAACCTGAAACACCCGTAACGACTTCTCCATTTACAAGAAGAGATCCGGATACCTCTAAGGAACCTGTTAATAATCCGTATGATCCAAGTTGTGGATCAATTTGTTTCCACTTTATTAATGCCATCTATCTACTAATCACTAAATTTACCACTAACCATAAATTCATCATCTGAATCTACGTTGTAGTTTAATCCGTTATTAAGTGTAACCAAGACATTACTGCCATTTTGTGCAACGGAGTCTAATACGTCGTTTTCAACAACTACTCCGTTAATAAATAGTGTAAAATCTTTACTACTTAGAGCGGGAAATCCTGCTGGTGGTGTAGCTAAGTTCATTTCTTGCCATTCTAAGGAAGCACTTGCTGCTCCTACTGCAGGAGTTACAGTTACTGTCTTTTGGTTACTAGAAAACACTTTATTTAGCGATAAGTATGCCTTTTGTTCGTTTGTCATCGATTCTTCTATATTTATTGTGTTCATCTTAGAAGCAGCTTGGTCGTAAAACCTTATACTTCTACTATTAACTCTGGTATTTGAATATCTTGCCATTATTCTGGTAAATTATTTATGTCTACGACTGATTCTACTCCGAATAAAACCGATGCCTTGTTAAAGAACTTAGCATTACCTTGTGGAAGTGTATTTTCTGCATTAGGAACAACATGTCCTAATAATTTTATTTGAAAATTAGTCTTTACACTTCTATCTTGCCCTTGAACGAGTTCAGTTATTGTTTGATAATCATCTATCATAGCTCTAAAATTAAACTTATCTGGGTCTCCCCAGTAAGCATCAGAGGCATAATTAATACTTTCAATAATACCGTTCATTTGTTCAACATATTCAGTAAAAATAGTACATGAATAGTTTATATTAAGGTAGTCAGGCATAACTACTCCTTGATATTCTTTTTGTATAGACCTAGTTAGTAGTGTTGAGAATCTATCATACTGGTTTTTCTTTGACCACTTCTTTTCAAACACTCCAAACTGTGTTGGATTATTAGCATCCATCTTATTACCTAAGTTTCTATTCTTTTCTACACTATCTCTTTTAAAGAATATTAAAGGTACTTGTATCTTACCGTTTCTATCTCTATAAAAACCGTCTTTCTGTACGGAAGCCCATCTTTCTGGTGAACCATATAGGACTGGAACGATCTTCTTTGAGCTGTTCTGTATTACTGAGGGTTTAATTACGTTATTAAAGTAGTAGAAAATAGCTTCATCTATATCTCTTAGTCCAATAGCAAACTTCTTTACCTTATCGTTCTTTACAGACCGTTGGTACTCACGTTTTTGACCTTCCACACTATTAGCTTTCTTACCTTCATAGCCTTCTACTTGGTAAGTTTCTATAGAGTCTTGAGAAAGTTCTCTTTGAGACTTAGGATTTACATTATTATCTGCCATACTTACGACTTACGTGTGTTCTATATTGACGTTTGAACTTAGCAAAGATATCAAACAGTTTCTCTAGCTTCTGATCCTCTGGGTATTTTTGTAATATCTTTTTAAAGTCTTGATAAGCGTCTTCAAAGTTGTTATCTACCCCTATAAGAGGAGTATATTCAACATCCCAAGTCATTTGACCTGTTACCGGATCAGGACCACTTGTTTGAGTAGTCTTAAAATCAGGACTTTCTTGTTCTAATATATCTTTTATTTTCATATTAATATTGTTCCATTTGATGTGTAATACCAGTACGTTCTCTTCTTGTTTGATGACAATCTACTATAATTGATAAAGAAGAACCAAACTTAGAACCATATTGATCTAGGTTATATGTCTTATCTCTACCTACAAACAGTTGATTCTCTCTTACTGTATCTACTTCGTAGTAATCTTCATGCCACATTACTATATCTCCTACCTCAGGTACTACTGATACATCTGATAGGTCCTGTCTAATGAAAGCAAATGATGCTTCTCTACTTAAATCAGGTCCAAAGTCATCAGATGTTATTACTTGATCACCTCTAGTTATTAAACAATTCAGTTTTAATGGTTCCCAATAAGATTTATCTAGTGCTTCACCATATAAGTTAGATAAAGTATCTTCTAAGCTCAACTTATAGTATAGAATCTCTTGTTCTACTACATCTTTCAACAGTTCTCTGTTAATATTTACTAGTAAGTCGAAATCTCTATTGCTTCCAAATAACATTATACCTTCTCTATTGTTTTATCTGCTATTTTAACCCCTACTATTGTAGAGTATTTACTCATAGCGTTATTTTTTAATGCTGCGAATGCTTCTGGTCCAGATTTCTGTGATATAAGTTTAATTTTAAACACTTGTCTACCTTTACCTAAGTCGGTAGTTAATGTTACTGTAGTAACTCCAGGTAATGCTCTTACTAATTCGCCTATTTTAGATGTACTATCATCTTTATATACGAACTTTACCATCGCCTCGTAAGTTTTAAACTCTATTTCACTAAGTATCTGTAACAGTTTCATTATCCAATGTATATAGTCATTGGAACATCACCTAAAGTCTTCTTTAAGTTCTCTCCTTCGTTAGCTTTTCTTTCTAATTGTGCTTGTCTTGATGTTTGATCAAGCATTTCTCTTAAATTAGTTACTAGTTCAGTCTTTTCTGCTCTTGCATCTGTTAATAAGTCAGCTTGATTAAGTGTTGCTTCAGATCCAGGTACCGGTACTGACTGGTATTTCCCTCTAACATATGCTAATAGCTCTTTTGCTAGTGCTAATGTGTACTTAAACACCCATTGTCTACCAACACTGTTAATTAAAGAGTAAGTTGGGTTCTCATATGGCACATCTGCTACAGTTTTTACTAAACCATCACCGTCTTTATAGACACTATCCCTTTTATCACTAACTTTATAGTACTCAAACCTTAAATTTGAGGCTTTTTTAGGTATAGGGAAGATTTTTAACTTATTATTTACTAATTCAAAGGTATATGCTGATCTTCTTATCTGATCATTGAATTCTATTGCCTGTACCTTAAGTATATCGAAAGAAGTAGGCATTAATAGGAAGTTAACCCCTGGACTGAATGATCCGAAGTCAAATGCATCCATTAAAGACTGTACTCCTGTACCAGTACCAGCATATGGGTCGAAATAACGTAGTATTGCTGGTGGTGCTTCATAAAACACACGTCTTATCTCTATTCCAGCTGTTATTCCTTCATTAGTAGCCCATTGATCTAAGTCGTACTCCTGTACTGATGAGGTAAGTGCAAGAGAACCGGTATATCTAGTAGTAGTTCCACCTACTTCAGCTTCTGTACCGTAATTCTTTGCTATATTTACTACTCGATCTAATGTTGGATCGATTAATTTATTATTTGCGCTACTACCTGTGGTAGAGCCTTCTAATGATAGGTAGTTTTCTCTAATTTTATACTGAAATACTTCGTTACCGTACGTAGTTACTGCTTCTTCGAAACAAGCATAGAATGATCCACTATTAAGTTCAACATCCATTAAAGGAAAACCTAATCTAGTACCACAAAACCCTGCTACTTTGTCAGCATCTGTTTGAAAATCAGTATCAGTATCGTAGAAGCCGAAAGGAGTAGATCCAGTCGTAAAGGTAGAACTACCGTTCCAAGTTACTATATTCGCCATCTATTACAATTTATATATAAATAGCATAAAAAAAAGAGGCCCGAAGGCCTCTCTTAATTTTAATTCTAATAGGTTAATTTATTAGATCTGAGTTAAATCAGAAATAAAGATTTTACCGTAGAATTCTGGTCTGATCAT